CAGGAGTTTCCGAGTATGATGATTTTCATTTAGTTTCAAATGGCGGCATGGTTAGGCGCAAAGGAAGCGATATTGAGTTTAATGGAGTGAATATTTCGGAGGAGGACATAATCGGAGATTTGGGTAAAATTGAAGGTATTAAATATCAGTTTTACAGAAACAGAGAGAATTGTACATGTTGCGGGCAAAGAATATATAAGCCAAAATTTCCGTCTCAAAAAGAACTTATTGACAAACTTTACGGCAGAAGCTAATGTACCCCCAAAAAGTAAAAATAAACGAGCAGCACCGGTACTTCGACGATGAAGGAAAGGAATATTTAGGCTTTAGCAAATGCTTTGATGAATTCATGACAAAACCCTTCAACAAGGAAGGCGCAGCTTATGGAACAGCAAAGAGCCAAGGAATACCTGTAAGTGAAGTGGTGGCTAAGTGGGACGCACAAAGAGACGAAGGTAGTAGAATAGACGCATGTTTGGATATGTACGCGCACACGGGCATGTATAAACCCGAAGATGAAGACATTATTGACGGGGTGAGAGAAGTTCTGAAGATTTATGACAAATATCATAAAAGTGCTGGACAATTAGTATTGTATTCTAAAAATTATCGAGTGGCGGGGATGTGTGATAAAATGTGCATTGTAAGTAACAGGACGGACAGCCCCTTTGTGATGGCAGATTTTAAGTGCTTTGAGAAAGAGATTGAATTTATGCCGAGTGGTTCGCCGAGGTTTTTTAACGCGCCATTTGATTACATGGCAAACACTAAGTATTCTAAGATTTGCTTTCAGATTAGTTTTTACTCATATTTGTTGGAAGAACTGACGGGAAGAAAACCAATTCGGCAATTTATACATTGGATAGACCCCAGAAGCATGAAAAGAAACGAAGAGGGGGAGTTGAATGTTATTCATAAGTTGATACCGGTTCCGTACCTTCGCGCCGATGTGATTTTGTTTTTAGAGACGTATAAAGAAAGAATATTAACCCTTGTATCACCTAAAGTAGTGGAGGCTTTTTGATTTGAGTTACTTATTTTACATCGACGAAAAGAACGCAGTAATTGTCCGACCAGACTGCTATAAGTTGTCGCCGGAATTGTCTGCTGTTGGCGAGAAAGATATGTTATTTATTATCTTAGCTTTCGATTATCACTCCATATACAGACAATTTCCCGAACACGAAAGAATTAAAAAAGCAATGTTTCACGTATATGAAAAATACGACCCCGAAATATTGAACAAACATTCGATTAAGCTTGCAATAGAGGCGTATAAAGGACTGCAATATGACCCAAAAATTCATTTAGCCGAGAGGTATCAAAAGAAAATCGATAGGCTTTTAGAAATTCTCGACGAAGAAGATAGCGCCACGGCAATTGAAAAAAACACAAAGGCAATTGATTCATTAAGGAAAAACATCATTGAGTTGGAAAACGAAATAGCGGAATCGATAATAAAAAAAGGACAAGTAAAAGGCGAACAGGAACTAGGATGGCTTGAGGAGTTAAAAACGAATAAAAAACATTTTGCGTCGCTAAAAAAAGAATAGTTTATGGATGGACTTATTTCGCAAATACCATACATAAAGAATAAAGGCTTTATGGACTCCCTTGCTCCAATAGCAAAAAAGGGAATCCCGAAAGAAGCGGACAGCCGAAGAAACAAATCGGTACTTGGCACCACTCAACACGAATCATTCTGGCTTGAGGAATTAGACAAGATTTTAAATGGAGTTACAATTGGCGGCCGATGGATTCCCGGCCGATTTTATTATTACATGAATTACAAGTACATGTCAACCATTCGCGGAGTAATAACCCCCGACATGGTTGATTTGCATTTAGAGATAGCCTATTACATTGAGTATTGCAAGAGCAACGGGGTTAATTATCTTGGAGAGAAAGGAAGAAGGAAGGGGGTTTCCGAGGCGTTTCACACAATGGTTATTGATTACGGGTGGAGGTTTGGAGAGGCGTATAAGGGCGGAGTTGCCGCAGGAAAGAAAGTGTATGTTGAGGATTTTATTTCTAAGTGGAGGTTCGCCGACGCATCATTGCCACCAGAACTAAGCATGAAAAAACTCACCGACAACAATGATGAGATAATTGCCGGTTACTCAATAAAAAATGAATACGGTGCTTTTGTAGAACAAGGTTCGTTCAATACGATATACGCCCGTACCATGCACACAAACCCGAATATGTTTAAGGGGTTGTATTTGAATGATGTTATTTCTGAGGAGATTGGTGAGCACGAAAAATGGTTTGAGTTTTTTTCCGCCACGAAAGATTGTTTGATGTCAGGTAACAAACAGGTTGGTAGTTTTTTTGGATTCGGTACAGCCGGAAGTGTGAACAAAGGAAGTAAAGATTTCAAAAGAATATCAGAGGAAGCGGCCGCTCATAATTTTATTGAGCACATGATTTTCGCTAATAGGTTTTATTATTTCGGAGGGGCAACTGAAAAAAACCGACAACTGCCGATTAACTCTGATTTGTATAAGGAATACAAAGCTTACCAACTAATAGGTGTTGAAGACTTAGAACTATCAAAGGCCGATATTTTAGCGAAAAGAGAAAAACTACTTAAAGAAGGAAACTTAAAAGAATACAACGAAGACTTACAGAACAACCCCCTAAGCAAAAAGGACATGTTCCGTAAAACAATTACGAACAATTTCAACATTGATAAGCTAAACGGTCAACAGCACGTAATAGATTCTTTAGAGCATAAAAAATATTCTAGGTACATATTAGATTGGGTGAGGGATGACAACGGGATGATAAAAACACCCTGGAGAGTTAAAGCGCGTCCTGCAAAACCAGAAGAACCCGACGAACAAGTTGTTTATATTTTGGACGCAGAACACCCAAGATTAAAATTTAAGAATCTATACGTTGCAGGGATTGATAGTTACAATATTGATACATCGAAGACCTCAAAATCATTGGGGGCTATGTGTGTTTTGATTCGCGAAAACTCTATACATGACGCGTTAAAAAAAGCCCCCGTCGCCGTAATAAGAACAAGGCCGCCAAGAAAAGAGATTTTTTATGAAATGTGCTTAAAGCTTGCCGTTTATTACAACCTTATTGGAAATGTTTTGGGGGACATTAGAAGTGATGGCATTTTAGAGTTTTGGAAAAGTTGGGGAGCGGATAGGTATTTAGCGCATCGCCCAGCCAAGTTTGAATCCGAAAACTCAGACCAATTAACCGACTATTGGTTTTCTATTAACAGGTTTAGTAAACCCTTAATGGTCGGTGTTATGCAAAGGCATATTGAAGATTATAGTCAACACCTTTGGTTTAATTCATCTATTGCAACCGGACCAAATCTTATTGACGAATTGCAAAATTACGACGAAGTTGAGATTGGATCGGATAATGACTTGGCCGACGCTTATGGAATCGCCCTTGTTCAAGACATAAGTTGCGAAACAAGACCAAAGGATTTAGAAAAGCTGGACGAAGAAAATCCATTCGACCTACCCGAATACATACGTGGCAAAGACGGTAATGTTTATTTAGCCGATGGAAACGAAGACGAATTCTCTGAACACACCGAAGGGGGTATTAGTTTATAAATCGCACTTTTATTGTTAAAAAATTAAATTATATTTACGGTAAATTAATTTTACTGTAAATGGCATTAGTAAGCTGGCCTCGTGAGGACATCCCTCAAAGAGAAAAATCAAAACCTGAATACTTTAAGAAAAGGCTTGACTACGCCGAACAACTTCTAATAAATTACAACGATTCAAGGTCGAGAATGACCCGTTTGTACGAGTCGTATAATGGCGTTAAAACGTCCGCGAGTTTAGCGTGGATAGAAAGACGTTACGGTAAGCAAAACGCCGCCAAATACATCGATTATCGCGTAGGAAGAACGAAAATAAATCTTCTTATGGGTGAAAAGTTAAAAAGACCCCTTTCTTCAACAGTTGAAACAATCAATCGTGATGCTATTTCGGCTAAGATGCGCCAAATGGATATTATGATTGGCGCGATGCTTGCAAAAGACGAATTAAGAAAATTGCAAAGCGTTGGTGTTGATGTAATGGAAGGCGCGCCAATTCCAGAAAACGAAGACGACCCTATTTGGAAAAAAATGTCTCCAAAGGACAAGGAAGAAGACATCATGCAAATAATTCTCGACAATCAATTAATTGAATTGGATGTAAGAAAGAAAATGGCAGATTGTTTTCTCGATTTACTAATCACTTCAATGTGTTATTGTAAAATAGAGATAGACCAAAAAGGAGACGTTGAGCTGCACAGGATAGACCCCCGTGACGCTATATTTGAAGAAATACAAGGAGATGATTATTTGGAGAAGTCGCCCGTAAAAGGCTGCCGACAAACAATGTCCATTCAACAAATATTAACCCGTTATGCATTAACCAAAGAACAAAGAGACAAGTTGGATAACGCAAGATTAAATCCTGACATGTATTTAGGTTCGGGTGGATTAGGACGTGGTTACATGAGAATGATGAATAGTCAAATGGTGGCCGATGTTATTCATATCGAGTGGGATTCTGTAACACCAATGTATTACAAAAAATCACCAAAAACAAAATCACAATTAGAAATTGATTCTAGCAGCAATGTTTATACTTTAGAAATGGATGCGAGGTATTACGAAGATAATATCGACATGCATAAAAAAAATATTGAAAGAGGCGATTACGAAGTAGAAACAAGATACAGAATAACCAAATACGAAGCCACTCGAATCGGCGGATGTATAGATGTGAACATGAGAGAAAAACCTTATCAAGTTCGTTCTATCGACAATCCAACAGATGTAATGAGTTCTACTTACCACGGATATATTTGCGGCACCGTTGATGGGGTAAGAGTTTCAATACAGCAAATGATTGAAAACTTTGATAACATGTACGACATTAACATGTATCAAATTAATAAGGATTTGGCAAGGGCAAAAGGAAAGGCTTTGTTTTACGATTTAGCCGGATTACCCGAAGGTAAAAAAATGAAAGATGTTATGTACCAAGTTTTAAATGACGGTATAGTTTCTTTCAACTCCGCCGCCGCAGGAAATTTCTCAGGAAGAAATCTCGACTTAACAAACGCTATTAAAGAAATAGATTTAGGACTAAGCGCATCGCTTGAATATTCATTAAGATTACAGGACAATATCCTTAATCAATTAAATCAAATTACAGGCATAAACGAAAATCGCGAAGGCCAAATCGCCGCCTCATCTACCGCTACAAACGCCAATTCAGCAATAAGCGCATCACGCACAATAACAGAGCCGATATTCTACGGAATGAACGGTATGGAAAAAAGAGTTCTTACTAGCATAGTAAACACTTCTGCTTTATCGTGGGCGTTTTATAAAGTAGAAAAGGGAGAGCAAATACTTGGCACCGAGAAATTCAAATATTTGCAAGCAAGTAAAGAATTGGGTTATAAGGATTACGGCGTACACATAGAAGACGGCAGCCGATATATGGAAATGAGAAAAGACATGAAAGAATTAATGCTCATCTCATTGAACGCAAAAGAAATCCGTCCTATGGATGCTTATAAAGTATTGATGAGCGAAACAACAGCAAGCATGGGAGCAGCACTTGAATCATCTTGGGAGCAAATACAAATAGCAGCAGCAAAATCCGACCAAGCAAACAACCAAGTTCAACAACAAATTGAAGCGGCTAAATTGCAGCAACAAATCGATTTAGCGAGAGAGGATAGAGAGGACAAGCAATTAGCGACATTAACAGAAATAGACGCTTCCGCCGACGCTCAAATAAGAATTGACGACAATAAAATGAAGGGTAAAATGTTTGAAAACCAACAAAAGGCAGAGAACGATATTATTACGAAAGAATAACCATGTTGATATCAATGTTTTGCATCTTAAATAAAGTTGTATATATTTACACAAATTAAAACTTATTATCATGTCACAGCAAGCAGAAGCCAA